GATACGGTTGAAAGGTTCAAATTATTCTGGTTCACTGATATACCAGAACATAAGGCAATAGGGAATGCTTATGGTTACGCAGTGCATAACAGGACGTTGAGGAAGTATGTGTCGAAAATTGCAGATTTGTCACAAGATGCAGAAGATGTGCTTCTGATAATAGCACCAGAATTTTATGCAAAGAAAGTTCCTGGTAAGACTAACTGGTTATTCACAATGTTTGAAGGTGAAACTTTACCAGACCCTTGGGTAGAGAATGTTCAACGAGCTGATTATTTGTTGACTCCATCGACATGGGTTAGAGAAAAGTTCAGTAAGTATTTCCCGAAAGACAAAATCTTTGTGGTCAACCATGGCGTGGAACCTTGTTTTACCTACAAAAAACGTCGTTTCCCTAGAAATGAGAAGCCTTTCAGATTTTTGTGGGTAGGAGCACCAAATGAGAGGAAAGGTTGGAAAGACCTAGCTTACATTTGGCAGGAGGCAGGTTACCATCGCCTTCCTTATTTGGAGCTGTACTTAAAGACGACCATGTGGGGTAAGGTTGAGAGACGAGGAAATGTAATATTAGACGGGAGAAAGTTGCCTTTAGAAGACTTGATAAAACTTTACCACTCGGCTCACTGCTTTCTTTTTCCTACTCACGGAGAAGGATTCGGGCTGACCTTAGCAGAGGCAATGAGGACAGGACTCCCTTGTATATCGACCTATTATTCAGGAGTAACTGATTTTTTCGATGAATCCGTTGGGTATCCAGTAGGATATGAACTAGAAAAGAAAAATATTTACTTTCGATCTGAGGCTCTTGATATGCCTGGTGCATATACTTATGCAGCGGCTCCTAAGTGGGAGCAGTTTAGTGAAAAGATGCTGGAGGTATATGAAAATTATAATAAAGCGTTAAGGAAAGGCAAAAAAGCTTATCAACGTATCGCTGGGCGGTTTACTTGGCCAAGGGCTGCACGCACCTTAGTTGATATAATGACAGGAGTTAGGTATGGCTTTCATAACAATTGATGATATAAAGGCTGAACTGAATATAGACAGTACTAGGGATGATTTTCTTCTTAATACTATTGTAGGGGCGGTACTGAAATTGTGGGATGAACTGACTAACCGTACTTGGGCAAAAACTGCTCATACAGAGTATTATGATAGCCCACGATACAATAGTACTGTATTCTTGAAGAATTATCCGGTTGACAGTTCAGAGACAATACAACTGTGGGACGATCCGGATTGGGAATGGGGGGACAATTCAGAAATAGATTCGGATGATTTTCGTGTTGATTACGAAAATGGAATTATTCATTATAATGGCTATTTCTATGAAGGAAAACAAAGCATAAAGGTGACATATACTGCTGGTTATTCTGATGAAACAGCACCGGGATGGTTAAAAGACATCTTAGTTCGACAGGTTGCTCATTGGTTTGAACAGGCTAAAAATAAATCTTGGCACATATCAAGTCTAGCTACCGGAGAAGGAGGCACTACTAGCTACAAAAATCTCAGAGATAATCTGCTACCCGAGTTTGTTTTGCTGGCAGATTTGAATAGACGAAGAGGGAACTAATGAGTTTGAGGCTGAAAAGAAGTTTGAAAGCAAAGGATCTGCTTGACGTAATTAGACCTGCTTTTGAGGATGGCTTGGAACATGCTGTAGGGATCATTCAGACCGAGTATCTTACTGGTCCTAGGCCACAGAAGCTGGGAGTGGTTACAGGACACTTGAGGAGTTCTATTCGTTCTAAAGTAGAACGGAAAGATAAAAGGCTAATAGGAACTGTTGGGAGTTACGGAGTCAAGTATGCGAGGATACACGAGCTAGGTGGAATCATAAGACCAAAGACTGCAAAGGCTCTTCGCTTTCAAGTTGAGCCTGGAAAATGGGTAACAGTGAAGAAGGTCGAGATGCCTGCAAGGCCTTACTTAAGGCCTGGAGTGGCAGATTCTCTTGAGCATATTAAAGCTCTGATTAAAAAACGCCTCCAGAGGCAAGGAGTGTTAAGTGGCAGTTAGTAGTAGAAGGGAAATATTAAATGACCTTAAAACTGCACTGAAAATGATATGTGTAGCTAATGGATATCAAAGTAATGTGCAGGAAGTTCGTCGAGGTGTTTATGGTTATGATCAAATGCTCAGCAGACCGGCTTTGTGTTTCTTTAATACTATGGCTACTACTGAGGAATCCTCCATGAGCGGGCAATCACAAAGGGTTCTTTCTATCACAATTAGAGGGTATGTTGATATAACAGAAGATGGTAACTATGATCCTTTGGATGAACTTGTTGCAGATGTAGAGAAGTTGCTGATGACCCCTGGCACATGGTCCAGACAAGGATGGACTCAAGTCAAGAACCTCAGAATATTTGAAGGACTGTTGTCCGATAAGGTAGGAGTATTTGAAATGGATATTCAGGTGACGTATAGATATGATTGGGCGTCACCGTAAATCTTAATAAAGCAGGAGGACAGAAAAATGGCTTACCCAATTCACGGAAAGGTTTGTAAGGTAACATTGGATGATGGGGCTAACAAAGTAGCTGAGATGGGCGAATGGACTATTACTGCTAGTCTTGATGTAGATGAGGACACCCAGTTTGGGGATAACTGGAAGACTTATCTAGCTGGGCTAGCAAGTTGGTCGGGGACAATGTCTGGTAATTTCGATCCTAGCGATACTTACCAGAAGGAATTGATTGATGCTTTGGTTGCAGCATCACCCGGGACCACCATTACTGATGCTAGGTTTGAGCTAGAAGATAGTAACGACTATTTTTCTGGCTCTCTCATTGTAACCTCTGTTGAGGTCAACCCTTCCATAGCAGGTACTGTGAAGGTAAGTATCGGGTTTCAAGGAACAGGCGCACTAAGCTTAACTGTTGCATAAAGCCAAGGAGAAAGTAGAATGGCTACTACACACGGTAAGAAAGGCATCATCTATAAGTGGAACGGAGTAGCTGGGGATCTATCTGATGAACCTTGTACTGTCACAGGTAACGATGCTCAGATTACAGACTCGGCGAAAAGGATACTCAATCCCAATGTTACTGTGACTTTTAATCCTACAAACTCTGTGATACTTATAGGCATTGACTATGCTAATGGAGTTGCTCACTTCTCCAATGCACCAGGCACAACAACTTGCTCTGGCACCGGAGCTTATATCCCTACAGGTAACTTGGTAAAGACAGGGTACTTATATGAATGGGCATTGTCCATCGATTTAGAAGTAAGTGAGTACAATTCCTTTCAAAGTGATTGGAAGAATTTCATGGCTGGTCATGCTTCTGCTAATGGGTCCGCCAAAGGCTGGTTTGTAGGCACCAATTGGTGGGATGACTTTGAGGACAATGTTGACGGTACAATGGATTTCTTCTTTCTGCAACTGTTTACTTACGATCCAGATGACGACAGAACAGGTGATCATTTTGATTGTTGGGTAACATTCTCGGGGTTTGAGCTACCTGTAGGCATGACAGGACCTGTGTCAGAAACAGTAAGTTTCCAGGTCCTCGGTTACCCTCCATTCACTCCTAATGCTTAGAGGAGGCTAGGATGATACGAATTGTTTTTGATAAAACAGCCCAAACTTTTATGTTTGAGCAAGAAGGGCAAGAGATAATGGATCAAATCGACGGAGCAATTACTGTAGAACTAGACGCTTCGGCAACAGGATCTGTTCATTTGCATTATCTTGATGTAGAAGGGAGAAAAAGGGAACTGTGGGCTAAGGAGGCTCATATAATCATAAAGGAGATAAAAGAAACAAAGGAGGTTAATGATGGTGGATCTAAAGCAACTAATGGAGACGAAGAAGAAGGAAGTAGTGGGGTGGACTCCTGAATTTGTGGACAACTTCAGATGCAAGGTCAAGTTTATTACGCGAGCAGAACTGAGGCGGTTAATCGAGAGATGTACTGTCATTACTTATGACAAGAAAACGCACCAAAGAGTGGATCGTCCTGACGAGGACAGGCTCTACAAGCAACTGTCAGCCTATATTCTTGATTGGGAAGGTCTTACTCCTGAAACTCTTGCTAGGATTCTCCCTGTTGATGTTAGTGACATAGAAGGAGACATTCCTTGTACTGAGAACAACAAGATTACCTTGCTGAAAGAAGCCTACGAATTTGATGATTTCATTAGAGAGTCCATAACGAGTCTGGATAGTTTTGAAGAACAGAAACTAGAGGAGGAGTTAAAAAACTCAGAAGCTTTATCACAGCAAGATTAAAAAATCCAGGCGGACTGGACCCATGCCGTGAATGTGATAAAGCTTTAAAAGACGGAATTATAAGAGAACAGCGGTGTGGGGATTGTAAGGTTACAGAGGCCTTATGGCCAGGGAATCATGAAGCCTGGTTCTATATAGTTCGAATGTTACCAGGTCTTGTTGGGGAATTTGGAGTGAATTATCATGCTATTCAGTTGGTGTTTGAGGTTTATGATGTGCCCATACGGGACCGCCAAGCATTATTTGAGAAAGCTTTGGTAGTTGCTGAAGCCATATTGGAGAAGAGGGCAGATGGCCGATAGGATAGAGCTCGATTTAGTGGTGGATGACAAGGGAACTGTTACAGTTAAAAAGTTCCTTCGTACCACCGAGAAAGAGACCAAAAAGACAGCAGACAAGGTAGAAAAGGACTTGGCAAAAGGTTTTACTGGCTGGATGTCTAAGGCCCAAAGTGGACTGTCTTCAATTGTCAAGAGACTTACCTCGATTAGAGGAATGTTGATGGCGGGATTTGCTGGGTATGGAGCAGGCAGATTAGTGACAAGTTTTTTGGATGCAGCCAGGACGGCTGAGAATTTTCAAGTGCGACTGAGGGTGCTGTTAGGGTCTGTTGAAGAAGGGAACAGGCTTTTCCAAGCCATGGCCGATTATGCTTCCAAAGTTCCATTTAGGTATGAGGACATAATGGCCTCTGCCACAGCATTGTCGGGAGTCATGGAAGGAGGGGTAGATGAGATAAAAAGATGGATGCCGATGATTGGGGATCTTGCCGCAGCAGCAGGGATGAGTATTGAGGATACTACCAGTCAGATCATTCGCATGTATTCAGCAGGAGCTGCGGCAGCGGATGCGTTTCGTGACCGAGGCATCCTGGCCATGTTAGGTTTTCAGGCTGGTGTTAGTTATTCCGCAGAAGAAACCCGCAGGAGGTTAATTGAAGCATGGGAGGATCCTGCTTCTAAATTTAGAGGAGCGGCAGATAGTTTAGGGAAGACATGGGATGGTCTTATGTCAATGATCTCAGACAAGTGGTTTCAACTACGAAACAGAATAATGAAAGCCGGAGTGTTTGACGAATTAAAAGGGCAGCTAAACGAACTAGACAAAGCATTTGGTCAATGGTTGGAACAAAATCGTGAGTTAATAAAATTGAAAGTTCCAGAATACATAGATAGGACAAAAAAATCACTCAAAGAGATGGTGGACTTATACCGATCTCTGCCAGATGATGTGATTGGGGCA